GATGCAATATTCATTAATTTTTGACATCAAAAACATCAACTGTACTTTCGTAAACTCGAATTTTATTTTTTTATTAGACTGATTTGGCATCTTTAAATTTTCGGTGTTTTTTTAAAACTAAATATTTTGTTTTTAATTCGGACAGGGCATGCCCTGTCCCTACAAATCATACATTCCTATAATACCTGCATCGAAGCGTTTTATTACGTTTATACATTTTTCATATTTCTCTCGCCATGTAGGTTCGTTACTTGCAGTTTCTTGGAATGCTAAGAAACCGGGTGATTCGTATTCTTTAAATTTTATATAAAACAAATTTTGAAACGGCTGATTTATAAAACCGACTCCCATATCGTCCGGATATTTATTCAAAATTTCTTTTAATTTACCGACTTTGTCGGCACCTTGATACTCAATGCCTTTTATCAATGAGGTTTCATAAGTTTTTTCTTGTACTTTGTTTACATTTTCCATAATTAAAAGTGCTTAGTGGTTTGTATTAATTCATAATTCATAATTCATAATTATTTAAGCTACTTCATCTGCGTACAGCACCAATCCGGTTTTTATTATCATTTTATCTCCGAAAATTGTTTGTATAGCTTCTATTTCCTTGCTGTATGAAATTTTCAGATTTTCTGCAAAGGTTTCAAAATCATAATTTTCCGGTTCGTATTCAAGTACGGTGTCATAGTCGTCTTCATCAAACTCTTCGCAAACCGAACAATCTTCATCTTTGTTGTACGGCAATAAAATACCCATGCCTTCCAAACCCTCATCAGATGATTTAAATTTTTCGTAATTGAAATCCTTAAAGACCGATTCTTCTTCATCTCGGTAAAAAGCCATTCTGATTAAGATATCTTCAAATTCTTCCTGTGTCATTTCAAATTTGAAATATGCACCGATGTGTTTTTTAAAAAAACTTCGTCCCATTGTTTTAAAGTTTAGTAAGTGAATAATTAATTGAGTTTTTTAATTCATAATTCATAATTCATAATTATTTTAACGCTTTTAAAATTTGTCTTTCTACAATTTTTTCAATTTCGGTTTCGAGTTTTGCGTGGTCGCCGATGAATTGTCGTTTTGGTATCGGAATATCGTGGGGTTTGGTTCTTGGTAGTTCTCGTTTGCGGATACCTGCATATCGCTCGGCGGTTCGGTTGCTTACCCAGATTGCTTTATTCCCTTTTTTAAAGTAAGCCGTTCCGCCGGGGTGTGGTGCGATGCCGCCCTCATTATGAATTTCGGCATACGGCAAACTCGAAAAAAATGTAACGAAATCCGTACCGGTTCTGTACTGTATTGATTTTCGCAAATGCCCTGTTTTTTGCAATAAATTACGGCGTTTGCCTGCTCTTTTGTTTTCACGTGCAACGTACTTACTCGGTGTCCATTTGTCGCCGAAAAATGATTGAGTATCAAAGTTATCATCAAACATTTCAGCGGCTTTCACTCCAACGTATTTAGGCAAGTGTTGCAATGCCATTGAAAGCTCTTTTAAATCGGATATAAATCGGTCGATGTCGGTCATTTTTAATTATGAATTATGAATTATGAATTATCAATGATAATCCCTTTATCGGATTGGACTTGTGCGAATTGATATATGTCTTTAAGTGTAATTTTTTGTAACTGTTTCTCTGTCGGCTCTTTTTTAAAATTCGAGTTTACATACACTTTAAGCATTTCCAAATAATTTTGTTTTGCCATGTGGAGTGTCGTTAATAGTTCCATAATACTTAACGATATATCACCACTTACACTGACTTCGTTATCTTTACCGTTATTTGTGGCAATTACTTTTATTTCTAAGTTTAGTAACATAGTTTTTTAGTCTATTAAATTGGTTAAAAAATAATTCATAACTCATAACTCATAACTCATAATTTACATCTCTCTGCTATGCCAAAAAGGGCATGTTTTATCATTGCAATATTTATCACCGCTATTTTCTTTATTTTTACAAAAATTCATATCATACCGGTTGCGTCTATTAATTTTTAAAAACTTGCATTTATAACAAAACTCATCATAAAAATAATCGTCTGAAAGGTCGTTATCATTATTTGCATCTATCATTTCCTGAGTTGGCATTATATTTTTCATAATTCATAATTTATAATTTATAATTTATAATTCTTAATTCATAATTCTTAATTCTTTTCAACCGCTGCTGTAATGCTTATTCCTGTGGGTGTTACGGTTGTTTGCGGGGCTTGGTGTTGGTATATTCGGCTCTTGAAATCCTGTGTTGTAACCAACCAGCCCTTCAAATAGTGGTGATGTTCAAATACGGTTCGCATCAAGGAATCGAATAAGATTTTTTGCGGTTCGTAATCGGCACGGAAACCTTGTAAAGCATAATAAATTTGCTCGGTTTGTGCTTCGTGATTTTTAAGAACGTTAATATCAAATTTCTTTGAATTGTCGGTTTTAAGTGCATTTACCAAGTGGATACGAACGGTAAAATCAAGTACCTGAAATTGAAACCTATTAGTACGGGCGGGGAGTGGTTCGGGAAATTCAATAAACACTGCCGGAGATGTATGTATAATACCTTGATATTGGTCGTTGAACCAATCTAAGAGCTTAATACCGGTCGTATTATTTTGTATTTGTTCTTCGAGTTTTTGAAATGCTTCAACTATCATTTTTCGTAGATATTTAAGTTGTCAATAATGTCAATAATTTTTTTCTTTTGTTCTTCAAAATTTTCAAAGTCAATTCCGAGTTCCCGAAGTCGTCCGCGTACATTCATTTCGATATAAGAATAAAACGAGCGGGAAGAAATATGATACAGTGCGTTCAAATTTCTGATGATAACGGTATTCGGCACACCTGCTCTTTGTTTTTGCATTGCATATTCCTGTATAAAATACAAGTTTCGCAACTTGTTTATTTTGTATATTCGGGAAGATCTAAACCGTTTTCTTATTTTCATGCTTGTTTAATTATGAATTATGAATTATGAATTATGAATTATTTTTTTTGTATTGAAAAATGAAAATCGTAAACAGATTCATTAATTTTCAAATCGCTGTCCAATCCGTTAATTATATTTATACTTAAAACTTTTGCTTTAATTTTTGTTTTAGTATATCCGCGTTGTAATTCCAAAAATAGTGCTTTCCCTTCATGAAATTCTTTTACTTTATCCTTAATTTTGGGTTCCCAAGTTGTTACGGTTCTGTATTCATTTGTCTTAATTCCTTGCTCTATTTTGTCGAACCAATCAAATCGTAAAACGAAGTTTATTTTATTCATAATTCATAATTCATAATTCATAATTCTATTTGAATTCGTTTTCCCAACGTCTTTGGTTCAGGAAGGTTGCCGGATATGCTTTTTCTAAACTTTGATGTGTACTTAAATAATATTTATATTTCGGCAATTTTTCAAATACTGATATTCGTTCGCTTTCGCTGAGTTTTTTCCAAAGTCTTTCGCAGAGCGGTTTGTTTCCGATTTTATATGCGTATTCGTTCCAGAACTTTTCAAAACTCAAATCTGTAACCTCCGTTATTTTGCCGTTCTCTACGATTTTATACAAATCTTCCGGAGTGAATGGGAATTTTCTTGAAAGAGCAAGAATATGTCTCGGTTCTAATTCCGCATTGTTTTCATAATACACAAGAACACCATCGGCATCGTATCCGAAAATCATTTCACCTGCAAACATCGGCGATGTAACTAAATATTTTCTCATAGTTTTGAGTTTTGAGTTTTGAGTTATGAGTGTTGAGTATGAGTTTTTTCTTTTTTTTTACTCATAACTTATAACTCATAACTCATAACTGTTTACAATGATGCGAATGTTAAATTAATATGCTCGTCTTTGCCTTGCTCTGTTTTTTCGTAGAAACTTACTGAATACGAAATAAGGACTTCGTTATAACTTTCTTTGAAAAATTGCATTGCTTTAATCCAGCGGTCGTCATTAAATTCATTTTCGTGTTTGAGCAGTTTGGCAATAAGCGGTGTACTGTACTCGCCTTTATTGTTCTTGCTCATCAATCCGGTAATAAGTTCGTAAATTGCTTTATCTTTCTTTTTTACGGTATCCGAAAGAAAATCCTTAATCAGTTCTTCGGCTTGTTTTGCACGTTCATCGTATTCGTTTTTTACGTTACGTTCGTAAACCACTTTTTGCGAACCGTCCGAACTGCGAAGCGAAAAGCCGCCTTTGGAATTGGAGTTAATGTCGCTGTATTCCATTGCTTTTTTTTGGAACGTTTCAATTGCTTCCATGAAAGACTTCTTTGTGCCTATCATTAATTGTTGCAGTTCCTTTGCCTGTCCTATCATTTGAGCTACCAACAAATTGCGGTCGGCTTCGTATTGTTTTCGTTTCTTTTCGTGCTCTGCTTTCTCTTCTTGCGTCTTTTTTTTCAAAACTTCTTGCAGTTCCTTCGCACTCATTTGACTTACATCTTTTATTGCGATTGTTTCCATTTCTATTGATTTTTCAAATTTATTTTCATGTATAAATAACTTTTTGTGCAGCAGATTCCGTTTCTGTCGAAGTAATAACAAAATTGGTCGCTTGTTTGGACGTACTCACCTTTTTCTTGTATTACTTCTTGCTCTTTGTAGAACTCTTCCTGTGTTAGTCTGCATACCGTTTTTGCTGTTTTGTTGCATATTTTTACTATGTTTTTCATAAAATAATGAGTTATGAGTAATGAGTTATGAGTAATGAGTTATGAGTTATTATTTATGAGTTTTATTCCTTACTCATTACTCATTACTATTTTTCCTACTGCCTCTTATCAAATATCAAACTCGGATTTTCGTACTCTGCAATGTATTTATCTACTGCACGCTCGGCTTGCTTTGCTTTTTTTAGTACTTCCGTATCACATGTTTGAAAGTATTCTTTTTGCAAGTCCCTCATTTCTTTTACCATTTTTAAAAAGTTTTCAAGTGTCATGTGAGATGCCTCCAACATTACTTCTAATTCTTGTTTTGAATTTTTTACTTCCATTGTTTTAATTATTTAATTGGTTAAACTTAATTATTGCAAGTTTTCCGATATATCCCAGCATTGAGACGTCTTTAAAGATTATCGTTAAACTTTGCTTTTCTTTATTGTAGATTATTTCACTGATTGCTTTCATAATTCCTAATTCTTAATTCATAATTCTTAATTAAATTAGTTCCATTGTGCTGTATTTCTTATGCTTTCTTCGTAAATGCGGCGTGTTGCGTGCAGTTGTTTTATCAGTTTATTCAGTTCGGTTTCATCGAGTTCGTTTAGTGTTTTTTCAAGGTTCAGTTTTTTGAGTATCCAAGCGTTTATTTGCGACAATTTATGTGCTGTGCTGTCCTGTGTTGCGAAAAAACCGATGTCGTAAAACAGTTTGAAAACCTTGCGTCTTAATTGTTGCTCTATTGTATTGAAGTCCTTTTTTGCACGATTTTGCGACTTGCTTTCTGATGCCTGTTCGCTTAATTTGTTTATCAGCTCGGCACATTCCCGGTTTGTCATTTCCGAACTTTTGTCGGTTCGGTTCTTGGTATATTGAAGTACCAAATCCTTTTTCATATCCTCGTCTATTGCCAACATCATGAATAGTCTGTATAATTGTTTATTTTGGGAATTTGTACGTTTCATTTTGAGTTATGAGTTATGAGTTATGAGTTATGAGTTATGAGTTATGAGTTATGAATTAGTGTTAATAGTTCTTTTTTTGTTACCCTGCTTGATATTTTGCTTAATCGTTCTTGTAAATTCAGTGCGTCTGCTATTTTATTTGCTACCTTTAATGCGTTTACATCTTTCAAATTATTTCCGTCTTTAAACAGGTATCCGTAACAAGTTGCAACCGTAGCATTTCCTTTAAAGCCATTGTCTATTTCTACAACTGCATATCCGTTTTTTGACCGTCCTTTTTTTTCTGCTGTGTATTTCATTTTTCACAATTTTTTCGTTTCGTTATTCGGACAGGGCATGCCCTGTCCCTACAATATTTCAATTTTTTCAATACCTGTTATTAATCTGCGTCCTTGTGAATTTTCTAATAAAACCTGTTTGTTTTCTTTGCCGTCTGTCCAAACACTTATCAATTTCAATATCTCGCCTTGCCCGAAATCATAATTTATGCTTCTCTGATTTTCAAGTAATACAACCTCCTGATATTTATCATTTTCATTACTCATAATTCATAATTCATAACTCATAACTCAAAACTCATAATTACTCTCTTATTGCGGACAGGGCGTGCCCTGTCCCTACTCTGTTATCCAATACTTCTCCGCTCCTTTTTGCCAGATTGTGAACGGCTCGTCGCCGCCGTATCTGCTTTTTGGAAATGCTTTGAAACCTTCAATCCAAATCTTTACATCGGCATCATAATGTGCGGTTTTTGCGGGGCGACCTGCCGGCATCTTTCCATCTGCATGGCTGATAAATACAAAAAGGTGTTTATCAAATTCGTTTCTTAGTTCTTTATATGAAACCGCATTTAATCCGCTGTATTGAAAACTGTCAATTATTGATATTCTCGGACTTTTCGACTTTCGTAAACGTTCTTTGAAATCTTCGAGCTGTTCCTTGTCTAAAATCGTGATATTGTCGTTATCGTCTATTTCTGCATTTCGGAAGGCGTTGCGTAAACTTACCGAAATTCCTTCTTCCAAACTGTTATAAAGAACTCTGCCGAATCGACTTAAATATTTTGCAAGTTTGGCGGCAAATACCGTTTTTCCGTTTCCCGAATTTCCGTGAACAAACCAACTTCCGTTTGTTTCGGGCTGTCCTATCAGTCGTTCCCAGTCGCCGTCAAACTCGAAGCACGTTAATCGTTTGTTGTAGAACTGATTTATTCCGTATCCTTGTGCCATACTCTATTGTGCGGTGTTTGCGGTTCGTTTCATTTTCAGAAATTCTATTTTCAAGCGAGTGAGTGAACCGTTGGTTTTTGCGTAAAGTTCTTGTACGTTATTCATGCCGTTGATTTTGGCTACCGACATTAATTGTTGTCTTTTGAACTCTTCCAAGTCGTCCTTGCCTATCGGACTTACTTGCTGAAATTTCTCTCCGAAACGTCTGTATAATTCGGTATATCCGACCTTTTGAAAACTGATATTTCTTTCGATTTTGGCTCGAAGTCCGTCGGCACCCATCATGTAATATCCGGTGAGTCCCTCGGTTGCGTTCCATAGTGCTTTGAGTTCGAGGAATGCCGGATATGCCAAGTCGCCGGCTTCGTCGAGTATAATTAGCGGACTGAGCGAGGTGTTAAGATAAAACACCAAACCTTTATACACCTCCGCATACCTACCCGTATGGCTCAGTCCGAATTTTCTTGCAATTTCTCGCACAAGCAATTGCTTGGTTTTTACTTGCGAGCAATCTATATAAACAGCGTTCTTATTTTCTTTTACGAACTCCTTTGCTGTGTGCGTTTTGCCCACTCCGGCATTATCTATAAGCATTGCACTGATACCGTTTTCTTTACATGCTTGAAGTTGTACCCATATTTTATTGAAAGTGGGTGTTTTGGCAGTTTTCCATTCGAATCCGTGAATATCAATGCCAAGCTCTCCGGCAAGTTTCAAAAAACTTTCATCTGAAAGCACTCTGTCTATTTCTCCTTTCAGAATTCGGCTCATTTGAGCAGGCGAGAGGTCTAATGCCTTTGCCATTTGACTCTGACTTTCATAATTGGACATCCGTTTTTGTATCTCGGCAATTATCAGCTTTTTCTCTTGTGTACTAATTTTCATGGTGTGTTTTTTTTTGGTAGTTTATAGTTTATAATTCATCAAAAGCGTTACTTTCAAAATCGGAATTAATTACCCAATCAAAATCGTTTTTGGCTGTCGGTGTCGGTACAAAACATTCCGCAACCGGTTCGGGTAAGTTTAAGTTTTCAATAATTTTAATATTTGCAAGTTTGGCGGCACCGTCTTTGAACATTTTATCGGCACCCGCTACATATTTACTTTGCTGCGTAAAGGCATCGAGGTCGTCCTGTGTTTGTTCGCAGGTAGCTTCGTTGTATTTTACGATTTTTTCGCATGTTGCAATAAAATCAACGTCCTGATATAAATGTACACGCTCAATTTCTCCGTTTTCGGATTTCAAATAATATGCGGTTACATCATAATTGTTCGGTTTCAAATTATTGATAACTTCAATTTTCGGAAGTCCGTACATTTCGTATTGAACTCTGCAATATTGATTTCTGCGAATACTTGTATCCGTTTTGTCGCCTATGTATCGTGCAATAAGTTCCTCACGATATTCCGGCAAGTTTTTATTAAGTTTTTGTTTCAGAACTTCCATGCGGGTAAGTCCTTTGTGTAGTTTTTGGTTCGGGTGCAGGTCGTTGTTATATTTGTTTATCGTAAAAACATCGTCTGCAACAAGTTCTTCGTAAGTGTATTCCTTTTCTTTTACCTGCATTCCGTTTTCATTCCAAACCTTGTCTTGTCTCGGTCGGTTTGCTTCCGTTAAATGATACCTGCCGATACCGTCATTATATCTTTTTTCAAAACCGTATTTTTTTGCTTTAATGAAATGTTCGGCTCTTTTCTCTTGCGAGTTTCCGGGGTTGCAAAACCTTACAAACGGAAACAAAACACCGGCTTTCATCATATCTTTCTCAAAAAGATTTACAAGGTGATGCTCAACCTCCGCTTCCATCGGAATACCGATATTGTTTCTGAATAAGAATACGAACATATTTCGCATACAATCTATAAACAAGTCGGTATCCTTAGTTTTGCTGTGTGCGTATCCGATTAAGGCACCGCTTGTTACATCATAAGCATAATACGCTTTTGCTCGAACGGTTTTACCCGATGCGTCTTTCATTGTGCGTACCAAATCTCTATCGTCAAAACTGATTTTACTCAAACTGAAATCAGGAATACGTCTGTGGTGATGTGGTCGGTGAATACCGTTGAAATAATGTGCATCGTTTCGTTTACTATCGACTATTGCTCGGTTTTTCGGATTGTTTATATAGTTGGAAACAGTCGCTTCGCTGAGCATCAAATACGTATTCTTTTTTTCGTCCCAAAAATCGGAACGTTGGTAAATCTCACCTGTACTCATATCAATAATTTCGACTTTGCCCGACAAAAATTCAAGATATATATCCAGAACCATTGTTACGTAGGGCTTGTTTTTCATTATGTAGATACTCAGTATCAGGTTTTCAAGTTTTTCATCAACCTTACGGCTGTTTTGATTACTGAAATTTCGGTGTATCAGGGATTCGTAACCGATAGTGTTATATTCGTTTGTTTTTTCTTTCAATCGTAAATAGTGGTTGGGCAAAGTGTGTCGGTATTCTTCTTGTAAGCCGTTCACGATATTACTTAGTGCCTGCCAAATGCCGGTAGTTTTGCCGCCCATCGCTTTTCTTCGTGCCTTGGTATCCTGACTGATAAAATTCAAACAATTCAGGAACATTGCATTTGTGTGATATTCTTTTGCCGTTTCCGTAGGCAAGTATTTGCCCGACTGCAATTGATAATTTGCAAAAAACTCTATTGCTTTACGGTCTGCTTTTAAATTCTCTTTAAATCGTTTGTATTTTTCGTATTTTTCCGGATGTCCGATTTTCGTTATAACCAACTCTTGGTATTTTACCGGAATACTCGACCAACTTATTAACGAAGTGCGACCGTTCCCGCCGGTTCTGATGTTTTTAAATTCATTATGTCGTAATCTGCGAAGTTTTAAATTATTTAATGTAATTATTTCCGCAAATTCAAGCCATTCCGCTTCAATACCAAGCTGACCATCGTGATATTCTACTATGGCATATTTTTTTGATATTTCTGCTGTGTTTGACATTCTGAATTATGAATTCTGAATTATGAATTTAGTTATGAGTTATGAGTTATGAGTTATGAAAGCCGTGATATTGGGAGTCGGGTTTTCTTATGTTCTTTCGTTTGGGCTTAAACCTTCTTTTGTCATGGTGTTTTAAATTTAATTAGTGAGTTAATAATATGTAGTAGAATAATTCATAATTCATAATTAATAATTCATAATTAATATGTTGCAGAGGCGGGATTCGAACCTGTGACCTTCGGGATATGAGCCCGATAAGCTGACCACTGCTCCACTCTGCATTATTTTTTTGTTGTTTCTAAAAATAAGATTAGTTTTAAGGCAATAATTTCTCACTTTTATTTACAAAAAACTAATCTTATGAAAAATCAAATTTATGAGTTTATAAACTCGCAGATTAAAATGAATCCGCTTTTTGATGCCTGTTTTGAAGAGGCGTTTGAAATAATGTTAAGAACTAAGAAGGACGGTGTTCTGATTTCTGAATCTCAGTCTTTAAAAGAGCCGATATCTGTTGTAGCAGAGAATCTGATAATGCTTTGCCGAGTACTTCTAACGAACCTACCCCCGCATCAAACGCTACGTTACAGAGGTGTTGACGTGTCTGCAATGTATTATCGGAAGGAAGAGTTGTTAAATGAACTTCTTTCATTACAGAATCTATGTTAAAAACATACTTTGGATTATTCTCCAATTCTTTAATCCTTTTTTCTAATTCTTGAATTTTAGTTTCCATTTTTATTGAATTTAATTTGGTTTATTAATAATTCATAATTCATAATTCATAATTAAAAACAGGTCAGGGTTTCAGAAACACACCCCTGTGAATATTATGCCTCCGACCTGTTTAGTTCTTGTCTTTCTATTTCTTCGTCCATCGCTTTGCGTAAGTTCAAGACCTTTTCGATAACAATTTTCATGTTATCTTTCATTTTACGTTTGCCGTTTACTACGTTTGTGGTCTGCGAAATAGAATAACCGGTAACTTTGGCTATATATACTATATCTCCGTATTGAAGTCCGCTACAAAATTCACGTTGTTCCGGAAAGTCATATACATATTTCTTTTTTTGGCTCATTATAAAATATTTTATGATTTAAAATGTTTTATTCGTACATTTGAATAATAACATAACGCAAAACTACTAACTATTTTTAGAAAAAACAAATTTATTTCTAACTTTTTTTAGATATTTTATGACTATAATAGACCGATTATTACAATTCATTGAAATACAGAACATTTCAATAAATAAATTTGCACAAAAAATAGAAGTTTCTAATGCGTATTTTGCAAAACAAAAGAAAAATAATGCAAATATAGGTAGTCAAATAATTGAGAAAATAGTTAGAGAATATAAAGACTTGAATTTAGAATGGTTAATAACCGGTGAAGGGCAAATGATTAAAAATAATGAGCCGATTATTGAAAATAAAAGTCAGACGGACTGTTATCTATTGATTGAAAAGATAAAAAGTTTAGAAAAAGAGCTGTTATTAAAGAATGAGCAAATAGATTCGCACCGGGACCACATCGAAACATTAAAAAAACAACTAACTGATTGTAACAATGACAAAAAGTTTCTGCAAACATCTGTTTTTACCCAAAAGAACATAAAAGTTTGATGTTAATGTGTTGTTTTGTATGCCTATCAAAAAAAAAGATAATTTAAAAAGCACGAAAACACACAGAAAACAAACAAAACAAGCAAATATATAAGATAATATTTTGATATTCAATAACATAAATAAAAATAAGTATAATTCTGCTTTGGAAATATCCCAACGGCTAACACGTATTTTTATTATTATAAGTATAGTACTTTATGAATGTCCTTATGGCAATATGGCAAAAAAACAGTGTTTTTGTAACCCCAACTGTAACCCCAACTGTAACCCCAACTAAAAAACGGCATCTTTTCAGGGTATTTTTAAATGTAGTTTCATTGGCATAAAAAATGCGTTACAAAAGCATAATAAACTTTTATAACACACATAGTTAGCCCACCGGTAGTTTTAACGCACAAACGGTAGTTTTCCGGTATTAAAAGGATAGTTAAATGGAAGTAGAATGGTAGTTTTTAAACAATTCGTTTTACGCCCCTATTTCGTAACTCCTTAATTTATAATATTTTCGGGCAAAAATTAATAGCTTGTTTTATACGGATTGATTTTGGGGGGATAAAAGTATGAGAAAAATCTTGTTATAAAAATTTTTTATTTCAATGTTTTTAGTACTTTTGAAAAAACTTTGTAGCATTTAAGACTTATTATTTTTCCCGTTTTACGGATATAAAGTTATAAATTTGAATTTTTGCTAAGTTGTTATTAATAAATATATTAGAAGTTAATTATATAAAATTTAAAGAAATGAATATTCCAAAAAATTTGAAGTACACTAAAGACCATGAGTGGATAAAAGTAGAAGGCAATACAGCAGTTATCGGAATTACCGAATTTGCACAAGGCGAATTGGGCGATATCGTATTTGTAGAAGTTGAAACTGTAGGCGAAACACTTGAATCAGGTAGTACTTTCGGAACTATCGAAGCCGTAAAAACAGTATCTGATATGTTTATGCCCGTTACCGGCGAGGTATTGGAGTTTAACGCTAAGTTAGAAGAAACTCCGGACCTGATTAATAAAGACCCTTACGGAGAAGGTTGGATAATTAAAATTTCAATAAAAGATTCAAGCGAAATGGATAGTTTATTGGACAGCCAAGCTTATTCGGACCAACTAAGCAGTCATTAATATTTTTTTGTAAAATAAAGAAAACCGGCAAATTATTTTTTGTCGGTTTTTTTATGAATCAACTCTTTTTACGGTAAATTTTTTTTTTTATTTTTTACGTTTTCAATTCCAAAAATTTGAAATC